CGAAGGGCATGGTGGAGTGGGAGGGCACGCTGGAGGTGCTCGCGCCCAACGCCATCGGCTACATCGACGGGCTGTGCACCGGCGTCAGCGGGTGCCCGTAGTCCATGAAGCAGTGCACCGAGCATCCAGGAGGCAAGACAGGATCCGGCTACGGCTGGAATGCGAAGCTACGCATGAATGCCCACAAGGCGGCATGGGTAGCAGCGCACGGTCCTGTGCCTCCTGGAATGCTCGTGTTGCACACGTGCGATAACCCGCCCTGCGTTGAGTTGTCGCATCTGTTTCTTGGAACCCCTAAAGACAACGCGAGAGACCGAAACCGAAAGGGCAGGCAAGCTCGTGGAGAAAGGCATGGCTGTGCGAAGCTACGGCCACGTCAAGTGTTGAGGATCAGATCAGCGAAGGGTGGATATTCGATGATCGCCAGCCGCTTCAAGGTTTCCGTTCAGACAGTGTGCCAGATCAAGAAGAGACAGACATGGGGGCATCTTGACTGAACGAACTTGCGTGAAGTGTCTGTCGCCGGTGCGTGCAGAGAGATCAGCCATTCGACTGACTTTGAGATGCACGAATGCCAACTGCGGCTTCCTGGTGGTCAAGAACGTGGTCCCCAAGGGCTACGGTTGAGGTGGCCGCAAACGTCCTTGCGGTCGCAAGAAGATCGTTGTTCGAGGCAGGAGATGATCTACACGTTCAAGTGCAAGAAGGGCCACGTGGAGCACGTCTCCCAGTCGATCGCCAAGGGTCCCCCTCCAGAGGGATTTCCGTGCTTCTCGTGCGAGCGTCCCATGAGCCGTGACTGGCAAGCGGACGCGCCGATGATCGATACCTCCGGGTGCCGCGATCACAACGACATCCCTGAAGGGAAGCGAGTCCTGAGTGCGTTCGACCAAGGCTCACCCGAGCGAGTCGAGCACCAGTTCAAGAAGCACATCGAGAAGCGCAGGACGCAGATCCGCGACGCTGGCGGCCAACGCGGCAGCATCAAGCAGACGCACGCAGTCCCAGCGCACCTCTACCACGGCAAGATCAAGGAGACGGGAGACGAGAACTACTGGAGCGATCCGAAGAACCTGGATAGGCACCGCGAGTGCAAGGTGGATAACTGATGCCGTTGTTTCCCTACTACTTCCGTTTGTCCAGTCACACAGACAGGAGATACAAATTGTTCCTCGAAGATCAGATCATCGGTCCAGTCGGTCCCCAAGGTCCAACAGGTCCGCAGGGCCCCGCAGGGCCGCAAGGTCCAATCGGGCCGACAGGTCCGCAGGGCATCCAAGGAATCCAAGGCCCAGCAGGAGCGACGGGGCCGCAAGGCGCGACGGGTCCGACCGGAGCAACTGGAGCGACCGGCGCAACTGGAGCTACGGGTGCAACCGGAGCCACAGGGCCCACGGGTCCAGCAGGCCAAGGGGTCGTGAACTACGACACAACACCAGTCGATCAGGGGATCACGTTCCTCGGAAATCCCATCTACCGCGTCGTGCTGGAGGTGGCTTCAGGACCGAACAACAACCAGATCTCGATAGGGCACGGGATCAGCACGTTCACGAGGGTCTTCGATCTCCGAGGATCTCTGATCGATCCAGGCAGCAACAGCCAAACGATCCCCATCGGGTTCCAGACCAATACAAACGATGGGTCTGGCAAGGCCAACCTCACCTGCTGGATGGATACGGATCGCGTCTACCTGAGCTCGACGGACGACTTCAGTTCCTACAGCGGAGTCATCGTCATCGACTTCACCCCGTGATCCCATGACCAGTCGATTCCAGGACAAGTTCGCTCGGGCTGACGGAGAGATCGGCACCAACTACACGGTCGCGTGCGGTGGCGTGCTGATCTCTGACGAAGCAGTGATCCCCGTCAACGCGGAAGAGATCATCAGTGGGTTCTCCCCGTTGCTGCCGAACGTCACCTCGCTGAAGACCCAGGTTCTCTACACGGGAGAGGACATGGACGGCCCGAACTACGTCGTGCGCGGCACCTGGGCGCACGATGGAGAGGAGGCGACTGGAATCGACCCGGCCACTGTGGACACGCCGAGCTCGTTCACGCTGCTCGCGCGCATGACGAAGGACCCGCTGCTCTACGACCTGGGCACCGAGGAAGACCCCAACTGCTACGACCAGGGCTACGGAGCTCGCGTCACGATGCCTCGCGACGGCACTGCGCCGACGCTCAAGATCATCAAATACATGCCGGCAAGGCGGCTGCCGAACCTCGATCGTCCCAGCAGCACCGAGGTTGACGGAATGGTGGTCTTGGCGTCGGCGATTCTCAACCCGAACGACCTGAACCTCGATCCTGACTTCGACGCCGACAGCTACACAGCAGCGAGCGTGCTGCCGTATCGAGGCTTCTGGCAGGACATGCGCCTGCGGATCCGCCGCACGGATTCCGAGGTGTTCATCGATGTCTACCTGAACGATCGCAACCTGAACCAGCCGAAGCTCTCCTACACGGATCGAGTGGACCCGCTGTGGGGAGCGATCGGCGTCCCTGGCTTCGAGTTCCTCTCAGGGAAGCTCGCGAACCAGCCGGCCGGGGTGAGTCCGTTCTCGCTCACAGGGCTCTCGCTGCTGCGCTGTGGCCTGTTCTCCTGCGAGACGTTCGCTGACGTGCACAAGCCGGTCAAGGTCGCCCCAGGCGGCCAGATGACCTACACGCGCGTTGTCAACCGCGTCATCACGCTCGTCGAGAAGGACGGGGATGCGAAATACAACGCGACCACAGGCGGCCAGACGAAGTTCGACACCTACCTTCAGTTCGTTCTGGAAGCCGAAGCGGACATCATTCGCAAGGAGGGCTACTACCAGTGGCTCCGGCGCGAAGAGCGCATCTACCTGAGCAACGGCATCGACGAATACGAGATGCCGGCGAACTTCGGCGAGCTGGAGTTCATCAGGCCGGGCAACTGGAACGGCGGTCCGCTGCGTGAAGTGACCCCGTTCGACCTGCACACGATGTGGCAGGGAGCAGTCAACGCCGGCGGCCAGCCGCAGGTCTTCTACCGCAAGGACGACGGGCCGAACAGCATCCTGCGGGTGAAGCTGTTCCCGTGTCCGCTGCTCGAAGCAGTCACGCCACCTTCGACGGCCGACGCGCCCTACATGATCGTGGCCTACTACGCGCGGCAGCTCTGGCCGGAAGAGCCCGACGTGCAGATCCCGTTCGTGCCGGCGAACGACATCGACGTGCTGATCTACGGGGCCGCAGCGCATGCGCTCCTGCTCGACACCGATCAGGAGAACGCGGCGAATATGGGCGCGGTCTACCTCAACAAGCTGCGCGATCTTCGAAGAAGGAACAACCGTCTTCTCACCAACAAGATCACGATCCGTAGCGCGGCCGATGTCTACAACGGCAACCTCGCAGGACAGATCCCGCTCACGCGAGCAGCCTCGCTCAACCAACTGCTGGCCTTCTAGGTGAACCAGTGACCAAGTGGCAAGAGTTCCCGCTGCGTCCCCAAGGATCTCCGTGGCCGGGTCTCAACACACGAGGCGGACGCCTCGATCCTGGAACCGGGTGCCTGGAAGACGGCTCGTTCAACGCGATCATCAACGAGGCCGACATCCTGGAGAAGCGCAAGGGCTTCGTGCGCGGGCTCGATGAGCGTTTCACTGGGCCTGTGTGCGGGTTGTTCCGCTACACGGACGACTGTGGCATCGAGTATCTCGTGGTCGCCGACTCCGAAGGGATCTTCGTGCGGACGCCCTTCGACATCCCGGTCTTCCTGGGCTCCGACAGCCTGCCCAACGACGACTTCGAACAGTCCGAGGTGGTCACCACTCGGTGGACCAACACCGAAGACTACCGGACCTTCCAGGGATCACTGACCATCGGACTCATCACTCCAGGTCTCGACGTGTCGGTGGTCCCGGAAGACCGACTCATGCAGTGGTTCAAGCCCGCTGCGCTGACCAGCTATCAGGTCGAGATCCAATACGCCCTGTCGGCCGCGGGCTCCACGCAGAACGTCGCCGTGGTCGTCAAGCGAACAGGGGACAGCTACCTGATCGCCAACGTGAACCTGACCGGCACGAGCTACAGCGTGGTCGTGCAGCTCGTCCAGGCCGGCGTGGCGACCCTTCTGGCAACGAGCGACCTGGAAGGCTCGGAGCTCGCGAACGGCTTCCTGCGCCTGTCCTACAGGGCCGAAACCCGCACAGTGACCTGCCGGGTGATCCCCTCCGGAGGCGATCAGGTCACGCTGACCCAGCAGATCAGTGAGCTCCAGGAGAACAACCTGGGCCAGAACAGCGCGATCGGCATCACGAACTTCGCGCTAGCCGACCAGCCCGAGATCCTCAACGTGCGCGGAGGACCCCTTGGCTCGTAGATACGCCAGCTCGTTCACGCTCGGGAGCGACTTCAACACGTTCACGGTCAACCCCTACCAGCTCTCAGGGTCCCCCGTCGTCAACACAGCAGCCGGAGGTGCGACGTGGACAGATCAACCGCAATACGTCTTGGTTGCGCCGTCGTGCTACAGCCAAGTTCGAAAGGTGGTCTTCTGGTGCGCGTTCCGTCACGAGCAGACTGGTGGGGCCGCGAGTATCCCAGTTCGTGTCCGAGTCGCCCCGTCGTCGTTTTCGAATGCGACGAAAGATCTCGAAGCAGCCGAGCTAACTCCGGGCACGCTCTACCACACGGGAGCCGGCGGCAACGTCTTTGTAGAGGGCAGCATCCAGAACGAAGCCTGCTTCTATGCAACGAGCTCGCGCCACAACACGATCCTGACGCAGCAGTTCACCACAGCGGACATCGGCGGATCGCAGGTCGTCTGGCAGGAGTTCGACAGGTTCTCGGCCACGGACGCCGACTTCTTCGCGGACTGGGATGCGGTTGCATCGAGCGGCAATGATGACATCCACATCGGCTACCACCTTGCCGTGGAACGAGGCGACGGGGTTGCATGGACCGCGGGCAGCACGGGCGTAACCACCTACCACCCGACGATCGTGGCCTGTGGCTTCGCGATCGTTCAGGCCCCAGCGGAGCAGAACAACATCCGGGTCCTGATCCCGGCGACGATGGGCGGCGTGTTCGGGGCGATGCCGGCTGGCAGCTTCGGTCTCACGCGCAGCTTGCCGCTCTTCTGGAACGAAGCCGAGCGAGACGGGGACATCGAAGTTCGCTACGTCTCAATGGTGAAGAACACCGGGGGGAACATCGGCAGCTACACGATCCAGATCAACGCGGTCACGAATAATTCTGACAACGAGACTGAGCTTTTCACGCAGAGCTTCCTGCTCGCCGGGGCAGCCCATCCATCACTGATCGCCAGAAGCGACGACATTCGCCCGCTGCTGCAAGACGGGATGATCCTCCAAACGAGGCACCAGAGCGATCTCGCAGGGTTGCAGCCAGCTCCCTATGGCTACTGGGAGATCACGCAGAAGAGCTTCAACAAGACCACTGTGTCTTTCCACTGCGGAGGTGGCGCGCAGGAAGCGGCAGAGATCCCAGGCGGACCGCCGACGAGCTCGCTTGACTACGAGAAGAGCGCGGGATTGTTCGATCCGCTGTGGTTCCAGGACATGGAGAGCTACCGCTTCCTCTCGACGCGAGTGCAGGGTGGGCTCCGGCACGTCAACGAAGCGAACAACACCAATCAACGGATCATCCTAAATGCGAACCTCGAAGATGATGTGGTCACCAGTGCGTTCAATTCGCCGGTATCGCCAGGAGTCGGGGTCCAGCCGATCGCGAGCGAAGGCAAGAAGCTAGTCAACGCGGAGATCACGAGCGCGAACCCTGTCAACCTCGCTGGCAAGCGCAAGCTGGTGGAGCGATACGGCGGCGTGCTGTGGACGGCTGGCACGGACAACGAGCCCGGTGGCATGGGCCTTGTTTACGTGATCGCGGTTCCGAACACTGATGTCGTCGAGCTTGGCCCCCTGTTCGACGTTGGCTCGTTCGATGCCGAAGGCTGCGCTGCGACCAGCGCAGGTCTCGGAGAGCCACCAGTCCTGGTGATTACGAATGGCTCCACGATTCCTAAGAAGTTCAATCCCTCTGCTGCTGGGTCTGATGGTGAAGTTGAAGATGCTGGGATTCCTGTTCCTTTTGAGGGGGAGCTTCCGCAGACCGTCGTCGGAGACACCGCAGCCTCTCCCGATGGAGGACTCGAACTCGGAACTTATCGATACCGATATACCTTCCGAAATTGCTGCACGGGGAAGGAGAGCGACCCCAACCCGGAAGACATCGAGGTGGACACGACGGGGGCGTCGCCGGCGGCGCAGGTAACGATCAGCTTCGCTGGCGTCAGGATCCCCGCCGACCCGCAGATCTGCGAGATCTGCCTCTACCGCACGATCAACGGTGGCGATTTCCCGATCATGGCCAAGGTCGGCTGTTTCAACGTCAACGACACATCGGTCTTCGTTGATGACGCCTCCGACGACTCGCTCGACTTCCTCAACGATCCGCTCTCGATCCTGAACGCGCCGATGCCGTGCGTGCCGATCGTCGTGGACTTCCGCAACCGGCTGTTCGGCATGGGCGATATCCCGAACCTTGCCACGGTCGGCACTGTCACCGTGACGAACGGGAGCGACACGATCGAAGGCAGCGACGACGTGACCTGGGATCGCTGCCTCGAAGGCAAGTTCATCAAGGTCGGCGAGGATTGCCGCAGCTACGAGATCCTCCAGGTTCTCCCTCCGGAGGAAGGGAACTCACCGGCGATCCAGCGGCTCAAGCTCGTGGACCCCTATGAAGGCGAAACCGACACAGGACTCAGCTACACGATCTGCGGCCGTCCAAACCGACTCTACTTCAGCGAACCACTCGAACCGGAATATTGGCCTGCTGCCAACTTCCTGGACGTGGAGCCTGGGGATGGAGACCGGCTCATGGGGGCCGTTTCGAACTTCGATCGTCTCGTCATCTGCAAGCGGAACAAGACCTACGTTCTCACCTTCAGGGAGAACCCAGGGGTCGAAGTCATCGTGCCAAGCCGGGTGAGCAGTGACATCGGCTGCGTGGGCCCGCGCACCTTCGCGCAGGTGGAGAGCGGATCGGTCTGGCTCGCTGACCGCGGGCTCGCGCTCTTCGATGGTCGCAGCGTCGGTCACGTGCCTGAGTCGCAGAACATGAACACGATCTTCACTGACCCCGACAACGCGAACTACGTGCGACGCGATCGCAATGGTCGCGTGATCGAGGCAGTCGGCGTGTTCGACCCAAGCCGCGAGGCATACCTGCTGCTGCTGCCCACAGTGCAGACGAACCGCGGCTGCAACATGATGCTCGTGTGGGACGTGAGCCTGAAGAACATCACTCTTCTGAAGTTCTGCCAGGAGTTCCTCTCGATGGTCGTGGCCAAGGACGCGAACGGCAACCAGCGCGTCTACATGGGCGACACCAACGGCTTCGTCTGGATCTACGACATCGGTGATTGCGATGGAGTCGGCTTCCCGAATGCAACCGGAACAGTCAGGGGCACGGTCACGTTTGCTGGCATCGATGCCGACACTGGAGCTTCGGTTCTCGACGACGACACTGCATCTTTCATTGAGGGTGGGATCCCTGGTCTGGCTGACCTGTCGGGTGTCGCTGGGCTCTCCGGTTCTTTCGGCGGCGGCGAGATGGGTCTCGCGGGTGCGTGTGTCTACACGAGACGCCGTGGCGCGGACTACAGCGAACCTTGGACGGTTCGGAACATCTACGCGGCGACGGGAACGAGGCTCTACGTGACCCCGCAGTGGGGACCGGACACGCCGTTCGATGCAACCGGGCAGGCCCAGTTCGAATACATGATTGGAGCGATCGAGCTCGACCTGACGTTCAAGCCGCAGAACCTCGGAAGCGACGACATCAGCAAGCGCAACTGGAGGGAGATCGTTGTTCACGAGGTGGAGCAGTTCGCCTCGCAACTGCGCGTGGACCTGCTGCCAGACTTCAGCAGCGAAGATCCAGAAGCGGACACGGTGGTTGATCCGGTCACCGAGGAGACCGGCATGGGCCGCGTCTTCAGGATGGACTACAGCAAGGGTCGCCAGATCAAGCCGGTCGGCCGTCTGATCCACTTCTACATGGGACTCCGCATGCGCAACTTCGCGCCAGAGGAGCCGATCAGGGTCATCAATCACCTGCTCTGCACGGAGCCAAGGACCAGCAAGTGACCACCGCTCGAATCTGCGACATCGAGCCCTTCCGCTACCAAGCGACTGCGCAACCGCTTGGCGAGGAGAACGCATCGGCGAACCAGATCAACGAGCAATACCTGGAGGACTACCTCTCGCGGATGCGCATCGCTCTTTGCGCCGATATCCAAGCGTTGGTAGATGCTCCTCCTCCCACGACCATCAATGAGTTCATCGAACTTATTGACACGCCAGACACCTACGCTGGCCAGAAGGGCAAGGTGCCAGCGGTCAAGGCCGCCGAGGACGGGCTGGAGTTCTTCCCAACGACGTTCACTGGCCAAGCCAACAAGATGGTCGTCGTGAAGAACGCGGAGAACGGCTTCGAGCTCCAGACACAGCCGACGCTCCCGACCTACTTCCTGACGCCTCGCATGATCGCGATGTTGGGGCCGACGTTCGCGACTGGAGCGTTCGGACCGACACCGGCTGCGGTCACAGGAGCGCAGCAGACGATCGCCGCGAGCCCGGCCAACCTCATCACGGCGAGCTACCGCTTCAGCTTCACGGCGGCCGCGGCACTGAACAGCAACGCTCTCGGTCGCTACCAAGCTCACCTTGCGATCAGGGGCAGTGGCGCACCGATGGGCGGCTTCAGGTTGCGCTGGCGGTTCGGCATCGACCTATACGCGGCTGGCGCACGCTGCTTCATCGGGTTCTACAGCAACGCAGCGGCGCAGCCGTTCACGACTGGCAACCCTTCTGCGCTCACGGAAGCTCTCTTCCTCGGGTTCGACGCTGCCGACTCGACGTGGTTCATCATGCACAACGACAACGCGGGCACGTGCACGAGGGTTAACACAACGCTCGCGATCAACACAACTTCGCTGCTCGAACTAGAGATCGTCATGGCCCCGAGTGCTAGCTCGTTCACCTGGACGCTTCACGACCTGTCGGCCGGAACGTCGTTCACAGGGTCGCCGAACAGTGACCTTCCGCAAGGCATAACCCCGCTGAACGTTGCAATGCAGATTGGCAGCGCGGCTTCGGGAGCGCAGAATCGAATCAACCATATGTGCATGTCCCTCGAAGTGGGACCGGAGCCCTAATGCCTCTTCGAACTCTTCCACCGACAACCGGAACTCCGAACACTCCGCAGCAGGGGCCGCAGATTCCGCCTGCCCCTGGGGCCGGTGGAGCAGGCGCGAGCGGCGGTCTCCCTCCAACGGGTCTTCAGCAGCAGCTCAATTCGCTGAACAGCTACTACACGCAGGTCCAGAACGCTCGCATCGCGAGTGCTCAGGGCGGAATGAACAACATCGGCTTCGATGTTCGAGCTCACCAGTTCGGCAACGCGGAGTCGATGGGAATGGGAGCCGAGCTCGAACAGGACGCAGAGATCGGCTCCACGTCGCTCGACGCGATGGCTCGCAACCTCGCGCAACGCTACGGCATGCCGGTCGGCCGCGGCCGCATCGTGGACGAGTATGGCAACTTCCTGATGACCCCGCAGCAGATGGCGGACGCGAGCGGTGGCTCGCTGACGCTCGGCGAAGCGGCGGCGCAGATGAACTACATCAGCTCGGCTCTCACGCGCCGGCAGAACGAAGATCAGCAGAGCAAGGGCATGGCCGCGTTGCAGGCTGGGCTAGGGCAAGTGCAGTCACGCGGCCGTGGTTCGCTCGCGGCGATGATGTCCGGCTATTACCAGGACATCGCTGATCTTTACGCGAATAAGGAATACGAGGCTGCCGACTTCTCCTACTACATCGAGAAGGAGAAGCTCGACATCGAGGCCGAGCTCCGGCGACGAGCCGAGAAGAAGGCCAAGCAGCAATCGCGATCAGGCTTCGTCGTCGGACTGGCCATGACGGTCGCGTCGCTCTACACCGGCAACGTCGCCGGAGCGGCTGCCGGCGTCAGCATGGTTGCGAGCTCATACGAAGGGACAGGGTGGTTCTAATGGCCAGAACATCGAAGACCGTTATCGGCGGCGGCGAAGGCGAGCAGAACGAGCGCATGATGCGCGCGGCAGAGGAAGGCACCAAGGCCGTGCAGCGGTCGCATGCCGAGCTCATGCAGCAGACCCGGTTCGGCCAGGAGCAAGCTCTCAAGACGGCTGGGCTCGCGGCCGACGTGATGGGAGCCGGCGAGCAGCGGCAGATGCAACGCGAGCAGTTCGACCGGAGCATCTCGCTCGAAGGGGCCAAGGCCGGATACGAAGAGGTGCCCCCAGGCGAGCAGGAAGCCCCGCCACAGGGGCCCCAGGCGCGTCAGGGTGTCCCGGCGTCCCAGCAGCCCTTCCCGCAGCAGGGCGAGGAGGAGGAGGCTCAGGGCTCACGCAGCTCGCAGCTCGAACAGGAGATGGCTCGCGGCGAGCAGCAGGGGTCGCTCGGACCGCTGGAACCACAGCAGCAGCAGAACCTCACTGAGCAGGGCGGCAAGAAGATGGAGATGGACGCCCACGGCCGATGGAGGATGACTCCGGAGGCGAAGCAGGCGCAGGCTCGCGATGCGCGGCGCAAGGACTTCGAGGCGGACACGGAGCGCATGCGCGCGATGGCCTACACGCAGCAGATCGCGCAATCTGCGGCCAAGAACAAGATCGAGGGCAACCAGGAGCTCTACGACGAGGACGCCAAACGGCTCGCGCAGCCGGCCAACGATCGGCAGAAGCAATACGATCGCATGATGAAGAGCGAGAACCTCTCCAGCGAGGACTGGAGCGACCTTGCAGCCAGCACAGCCGAGATCGGCGGAATGGACGGCACGCTCGCGGCGGACATCAAGGCCAAGAACTTCTCGGATCGTGTGAAGCAGCACCTTCGAGCTCGCATCGGCTACGACGCACTGAGCTCGATCGTCAACAGCCAGGGATCAACGAAGTTCCTGGACATCGACTTCACCAACCCCCAGTGGATCGCGTTCGAGAAGCAGCGGACGATGGTCAACATGGAGATGCAGGGCAACCCGGCTCTCAGTCGCATGACTTCGGTCAAGTCCACGCGCGACAAGATGGACTTCCTCAACGTGATGGCTGCTGCCCAGGTGATGATGGGCATGGCGCGAGCTCCGGCCGGCAAGGGGGCAGGCGGGATGACGCCGGCGACGGCTGGCCCAGGCGAGCCTGGAGCCCCAGGAGAGGCTCCTGCGGCCCCGCTGCAACACTCGCAGCAGCGACCCCTCCACCAGCCAGGAGTTGATGCTGTGCGCGGCGCGCGGGCTGGAGGCGCGACGCCAGGGCAATCCCTGGAGGCAGGGCAACGAGCTGATCCCACGGGTCGATTCGGCGTTCCGCCGGAGCGGCCGAGCTACCTGGAAACCCGACGAGCAGGACTATGACCGGCGAAGCCGCGCGTCTTCTCCCCACCACCGACTTCCTGCTCGATCAGAAGCGCGCGACCTACGGCTCGGCTCTGACCGAGCTCAACGGGGGAGATCCGCTCGTCGATCCCCCAGCCTTCGGATACCCCGAGCACTGGCAGACCGAGGTGCGCCGGCGGATCTACCTGGAGACCGAGCGATCGAAGCGCATCAACGCAGCCTTCCAGGATCCGAACAGCGGGTGGGGCACGGTCCAGCAGTTCATGGACGGTGTGTTCGAGAAGTATCGAGCGCAGAACGAGGCGCAGCTCATCAAGGTGCCGAAGGACGAGAACGAGCTCGTCGCGCAGATGCAGCAGCTCCAGCCGGTCATGGTGGACCCGAACGAAGTCGCCAACATCCGGCAGACGGTCGTCAAGCAGCTCATCCCGGCTCTCCAGGCAGCCGATCCTCGCTTCGACTTCTGGACCGATCCTCGAACTGCGAACTACGCGCAGTGGTTGAACCGCGAAGCTGGCCCAGGCGAGGTTGGTTTCATGGCGTCAGGCGAGCAGACCGTTCCGGGTGGCGGCGTCGGAGCCACCGCGGCGAATGCACTGCTGAAGGCCGAAGAAGGAATGGCCAGTGT